GGCGGCCGGCTCGAACGTCAACGTGGGCCGGCTGCGCGCCGGCAAGTTCCGCGGCGACGATGTGCCGGCGCTGATGGCTGCGGCGGACACCTACGGCCGGCTGCCGGTGAAGATCCACGACCGGCCGTCGCCGGACATCACCGAGGTGATCCGCGAGGCGCGGCGCTGGAAGCACCAGTTCGGCATCCGGGCGCTGTACGTCGACTACCTGCAGCGCATCGAGGTCTCGGCGATGGCGCGCGCGCCGAAGTACCAGCAGGTCGGGCACATCGCCCGCAGCCTGAAGAACCTGGCCCGCGACCTGCGCATCCCGGTGATCGCCCTGGCCCAGGTCAACCGCGAGGCCGATGGCGAGCGCGCCCAGATGAAGCACCTGGCCGACAGCTCCGAGATCGAGAAGGAGGCAGACCAGATCATGATGCTGTGGCGCGACCTGTCCAACCCGCAGGCCGAGCGCTCGCCGGCCGAGATCAACGTGGTGAAGAACCGCCACGGCAACATCGGCACGGTGTACTGCACCTGGCACGGCGGCTCAACGTCGTTCGTCAACCGCAGCGCGGCCGATGAGTTCGGGGAGGCAGCGGCATGACCACATTCATCCTCCGGGCCGAGAACGCCCGGGACCGCATGGCCGCGGCCTGGCGCTTTGCCTGCCAGTACCTGGAACTCGGCCGGGCCGTCCGCGTCGAGGTCAAGGAGTGCAAGTCCACTCGCAGCCTGGAGCAGAACGCGATGCTCCACGCCATCTGCGAGGACATCGCCCAGCAGCGGCAGTGGGCCGGCCGCTGGATCGACAAGGAGGGCTGGAAGCGCCTGCTGGTCGACGCCTGGGCGCGTACCGAAAGCCGGCAGCAGGGCGACATCGTGCCGTCGCTGGACGGCGCCAGCGTGGTGAACCTGGCCGTGCAGACCCGGACGATGTCCGTGGGCGACATGGCGGACCTGATCACATTCGCGCAGGCCTGGGCCGTGGAGAACGGTGTACGGCTCAACGAGCCGCGCTATCGGGACTACGGCGAGCAGCAGCGGAGGGTGGCGTGATGGCGAAGCCAGCAACCGGGCAGTTCGGACAGTGGCTGAGGCAATGGCGGAGAGACAACCGCTACTCGCTCGATCAGTTCGCCAAGCTGTCGGGCGTCTCGAAGGTGGCCCTGTTCGAGCTCGAGCATGGCCGGACCTTCAACCCGCGACTCGCCACCCTGATGGCTATCAGCAAAGCCACGAAGGTGGCATTCACGCGCGTGGCGATGCTCGCTGCATTGCAGAAAATGCAGGAGGGGGCCTGATGCGCCGCGGCCGTTCCACCACCACCCCGACGCGCGCGCAGCAGCAGCGCATGGACGCGATCCGCGAGATCGGCTGCATCGTCGCGCACTCGCTGGGCCTCGGGCATGTCCCCTGCGAGGTCCACCACCTGACCGTCGGCGGCAAGCACGGCGCCAAGCGGCGCGGGCACGATTTCACCGTGGGCCTGAACCCGTGGAGCCACCGCGGCGAGCCCTTCGGCGGCATGTCGGCTGACACCTGCGAGAGCCTGTTCGGCCCTTCCTATGCCAAGCAACCACGCCGTTTCCGGCAGGAGATCGGAAGCGACGACTACCTGCTGGACCTGCAGAACACCCTGATCGAACAGCACCAACTGAGGACGCGTGCATGGCAAGTCGCCTGACCTTCGGCATCGACCCGGGAATCTCTGGGGCCATCGCTGTGCTGGCCGACGGCGAGGCTGGCCCGATCATCGACATGCCGCTGCTGGGCGAGGACAGGGAGGTGGATGCCCGGCAGGTTGCGCTGTTCATCCGCGCCGCTCGTGACCTGCACCCTGGCGCCTCGGTGTCGGCCGTCATCGAGCGAGTCCGGGCGATGCCGCCCAAGGACGGCGAGCGGAGGGCTGGCGCGCAGTCGTCGTTCAACTTCGGCGACCACTACGGCAAGGCCAAGGCGGTTCTGGAGCTGCTGGGCATCCCGTACACCCGCGCCGAGCCGGCCAGCTGGAAGCGCCAGTTCGGCTTGATCGGCCAATCCAAGGATGCGTCGCGGGTGCTGGCGATCCAGCGGTTCCCCACTGTGGCGGCCCAGCTGAAGCGGAAGAAGGACAACGGCCGGGCCGATGCCCTGCTGATTGCCCTGTACGGGGAACAGCGCCTGGCCAGCGGGGTGGCTGCTTGACCGAGGCAACCGCCCGCATGTGGAAGCGCTACCGCGCCCGGGTCCGGCGCCAAGGGCTCTGCTCGGTGTGCCAGTTCCGTGAGCTGACAGACGGGGCGTTCCACTGCCGGCGCCAGCCGGATCGGCAGGGTGCGTGCGACATCGACGGTCGCCTGCCGGCGTTCCGATTGGACGACGAGGTCCTGGACGAGCTGCGAGATGCGTAGAGCGGGAGGATGCGATGGCCACTTCGAACCACGACACCAACCGAGACCCCACGCCGCGTAGGCAGGTGGAGCGCCGCATCAAGCCGGCCTTCTGCCTGGACGACTGTGCCACGGTGCAGGAGTTGGCCCAGCGGCTCCAGAAGCGCATCCGCCAGACGCTCTACGCCCGAGGGGCGGGCACGGTTGTGGCCATCAACAGCCAGGCCGAGGTCTACCTGCTCATGGCGGGGGAGGCCAGGACCGAGCGCTTCTACGCCGAGCAGTACGACTGGGTGATGGGCACCTATGCGGAGTTGCCGATGGGCGGGGGCAACGCGGCGGTCCCTGACCTGCACGCCCTGGAAGAGGACATCCGCTTCCACCTGCCGGCGTGGGCTCTGGACGATGAGCCTGCCCAGTTGGACGACGGAGCCGAGCGACCCGTGCAACTCCAGCTCCCGTTCCCTCCGTTGCATGAGATGGCCGCTGCCGCGTAATGGCGGCATGAGCGACCGCCAGACGCCCAACACCATCGATCCGTATCTCGAAGCGCCGGCCGGGGCGCTCTCTGCAGTACCGGCCCGACCAGCGGGCAGGTGTCGACAACAGCCCGCAGCCGACACGGAAGAGGCCGCGTGCGGCCGGCCGGGGGCCATGACCCTCGGTGACGCCATGACTTCCGGGAATCGGCGATCCACCGCTGTAGGGGGCTGATCATGTCACGCAAGGCAGTCAAGCCCGCTGCCAAGAAGGCGGCACCAAAGCCACAGGGCAAGAGGGGCGCGGGTGGCCGGCCCAGCAAGTACAAGCCCGAGTTTGCCAAGCAGGCCAAGTTCCTCGCCGACAAGGGCTGCACAGACCCTGAGGTGGCGACCTTCTTCGAGGTGGCCTTGTCGACGGTCTCCCTGTGGAAGCTCAAGCACCCCGAGTTTTCGGAAGCCCTAAGGCTGGGCAAGGCTGAGGCCGACAGCCGGGTAGAGCGGGCGCTGTTCGAGCGGGCCACCGGCTACAGCCATCCGGACACCCACGTCAGCACCTACCTGGGCGAGGTGACCCTGACGCCAGTGATGAAGCACTACCCGCCGGACTCCACGGCGATGATCTTCTGGCTGAAGAACCGCAAGCCGGAGCACTGGCGCGACAAGCCGGAGGGCTTCAACGACGACGCGCCGCCGCCGGCAGCCGTCACGGTCGACGTGGTCAGTGGGCGAAAGCGTGCCGACGCTCAATGAGCCCCAGGCGGCGTTCCTCCAGCTGCCGCACAAGTTCCGGGCGTTCGTAGGGGGCTTTGGCTCGGGCAAGACCTGGGTAGGGTGCGGGTCTCTGTGCCGCCATGCCTGGGAGTTCCCGCGGATCCCCACGGGGTACTTCGCGCCCAGCTACCCGCAGATCCGTGACATCTTCTACCCGACGATCGAAGAGGTGGCCTTCGACTGGGGGCTGCGAGCGCAGATCAACCAGTCGAACAAGGAGGTGCACCTGTATGCCGGCCGGCAGTACCGCGGCACGGCCATCTGCCGGTCGATGGACAACCCGGCCAGCATCGTGGGCTTCAAGATCGGCCGCGGGCTGGTGGACGAGATCGACACGCTGAAGAAGCGGAAGGCACATGACGCCTGGCGCAAGATCATCGCCCGCCTGCGCGTGAAGGCGCCCGGCCTGCAGAACGGTATCGATGTGACGACGACGCCCGAGGGCTTCAACTTCGTCTACGAGCAGTTCGAGCAGATCCCGGGGCAGGAGCCGGCCAAGGCCGAGCTGTACGGCAAGGTCCACGCCAGCACCTACGACAACGAGATCAACCTGCCGGACGACTACATCGAGTCCCTGTTCGAGACGTACCCGGCGCAGCTGGTGAAGGCCTACATCAACGGCCTGTTCGTGAACCTGACCAGCGGCTCGGTGTACGCGGCCTACGACCGCAAGCTCAACGGCACCCTGGCCACGATCAACGACGACGACCGGCTCCACGTGGGCATGGACTTCAACGTGATGAACATGACGGCCATCGTCTGCGTGATCCGGGCCGGCCAGCCGCTGGCGCTGGAAGAGTTCACGGGCGTCAGGGACACCCCGGCCATGATCGTGGCGCTGCGCGAGCGGTTCGGCGATCGACACATCGCGGTTTACCCCGACGCCAGCGGGGAGAGCTCGCACACCAACAACGCCAGCGTGTCCGACCTGGGCTTGTTGCGGGCGGCCGGGTTCGTCGTGCGGGTGCCGCCGTCCAACCCCCGCATCCGCGCCCGTGTGGTGAGCGTGAACGCGATGCTCTGCAATGCCAGGGGCGTGCGCCGCCTGCGCGTGAACCCTGTGGGCTGCCCCAAGTTGACGGAGGCGCTGGAGAAGCAGGCCTACGACGCCAACGGCATGCCGGACAAGACCACGGGCTTCGATCACCCGCCGGACGCACTGGGCTACTTCATCCACAGCCGGTTCCCGGCCATCGCCAGCGCAAGGGCGCCGACCTCCGTTGAACGGGGTCGGGTCATCACGCCTTATAGCCGCCAATGGCTCGAGCACAACGGCGAGGCAGCCGACGCGATGGAACGGAAGAGGAAGATGCTATGACCGGTCCAGGCGACCAGCTGGCCCAGGCGATCGAAGCAGACGAGATGGAGCAGGCGGAAGCCGAGCGCCAGGCTGCTGCAACGCTGGAGGAAGAGGGCGCGGTCAAGGCCTGGCTGAAGCGGATCGAGGAAGCACGCGAGTTCGACAAGGGCGCCCGGGAGGGCTACGCCAAGGACCGCACCTACTGCCAGGAGCAGGCCAACACCGACGTGTACGACGTGCGTGTGCCCATCGCCGGCACCTACGTCGGCATCCTGACCACGTTCCTGTACGCCCGTGACCCTGAGGTCAGCGTGGAGTTGGCCGAGGCCGTCTCACCGCGCATCAAGCAGGAGGCCAAGGCCTTCGCCACCACGCTGGAGATCGTCGTCGGCAGGCTCTGGAAGAAGCGCAAGCTGAAGGCCGCGGCTGACCCGCTGGTTCGCTCCGGCCTGAGCGTGGGCATCGGCTGGCTCAAAGCCGCGTGGCACCGGGAGACGGGCAGCAACCCGGCCCTGCAGCAGGAGATTGCCGGTCTACGCTCCAGCCTGGCGGCGATCAGCCAGCTCCAGAGCGCCCTGGCCGAAGGCATGGTGGGCGGCGACTCCGCGCAGCGCGCAGAGCTGGAGCAGCGCCTGCAGCAGGCCGAGGACGAGGCCGAGCGCATCATCTTCAATGCCCTGTGCATCGACTTCGTGCGGGCAGAGGACATCCAGGTGGCGCCCGAGTGCGCGTGCCTGCAGCAGTACGTGGATAGCCCGTGGATTGCCCAGCGGCTGTTCATGCCGATGGACAAGGCCAAGGCGGCGTACCCCGAGGTCGCCGACGTGCTGGGATCGGCAACGGCCTACTTCCGCATTCCCGGCAAGGCCGCAGACGGTGCGGGCTTCGGCGGTGCGGCCAGGGGCGACCAGGCTGACGCATTCTCCAAGGGGCCGGCCGGTGCCACTGACACCAGCAAGGCCTGCGTCTGCGTGTGGGAGGTGTGGAACAAGGAGACGGGGCACGTCATCACCCTGGCCGAAGGGTGCCCGCGCTACCTGCGCCAGCCGTTCAAGCCCGAGCAGCGGACCACGCGCTTCTACCCGTTCTTCAGCTGGGCCGTAATCTGGAACGACGGCGCACGCCACCCACAGTCCCTGGTCGATCGCTCGCGCTCGCTGCTGGACGAGTACAACCGCACGCGTACCAACTACCGGACCCACCGCAGCCGCGCGATCCCGAAAACCGGCTTCGATCGTGGAGCCCTGGACCCGCACGACGCCAAGAAGCTCGAAGGCGCAGTGGTGAGCGAGATGGTGGGGCTGGACCTGCAGGGCCAGCGTCCGGACCAGGTGGTGTTCCCGATCAGCTACAACCAGATCGACCCGGCGCTCTACGACACCCAGCAGATCCGCGCGGAGCTGGAGATGATCTGGGGTGTGCAGGAGGCGCTGTCCTCCAGCATCCAGACCGCCAAGACCGCGACCGAGGCCGACATCCAGCAGCAGGGCACGGAGTCTCGCATCGGCTACGCACGCGACAGCCTGGACGAGATGCTCTCCGAGCTGGCCGTCTACCCCGCCGAGCTGGCGGTTTCGCCCAACGGGATGACGCAGGACGAGGCGGCGAACTGGGCCGGCGCCGATGCGCTGTGGTTCAACGTCCCCGAGCCGGAGATGCTGGACATGGTGGTGCAGGTGGACATCCGGGCGGGCTCGTCCGGCAAGCCGGCCACGGCCCTGCGCCAGCAGCAGTGGTCGATCCTGCTGCCGCAGCTTCAGCAGTCAGCCATCCAGATCGGTCAGATGCGCGGCTCGTCGCCGCTGGACATCGCCAACTGCCTGGAGCAGCTGGCCGTGGAGACGGTGAAGCGCGCCGGCGATACCAGCATCGACCCGTACAGCTTCATTCCGCAGGCGCCGGCACCGGTTGACCCTGCGCTCGATCCGATGGGTGGTGCCGCCATTGACCCGGCGATGGCTGCCGGTGCCGCCGGCAGTGAGCCGCCCATCGATCCAGCAATGCTCGACCCGGCTGCGATGACGCCGCCGGCAATCACCCCCGTTTGACCCCACACGCCGCCAGCGAGGACACACACGTGCGTATTGACCAGAACGAACCCGACACCACCGCCGTCGATGATGACGGCGCCGCAGCTGCTGCCGCCCAGGCCGCGGCGACCGTCGCCAGCAACGACGGCGACCCCAACACCGAGGCGCTGGACGCCTTCAGCCAAGGCGTGGAGAAGGCCCGCGAGCAGGAAGTGCTGGAGGAAGCGGGTGCGCCCGCCGCTGCCGCTGATGGCCAGCCTGCTGCCGGTGCTGAAACCGATGCCGCTGGCAGCGAAAGCGCTGGCGCAGCTACGTCTGCTGCTGGCGCCGAGGGCGGGGAGGGTGGTGAGCCGGACCCGGCGGCTGCCGCTGCCGCGACCACCCAACCCGACGCTATCGATGCCGAGATCAAGGAGCTGGGCATCACGCATGAGCGCACGCAGAAGCGATTCCGTGAGCTGACCGAGCGCGCCGCCGAGGTCGAGACGTTGCGCCCCGATGCCGAGCGCGGCCGGCAGTGGGAGGAAACGATCAAGTCCACCGGTGCCGATCCGCAGCAGATGGGAAATGCGCTGAACTACCTGGCGGCGATCAACTCGCGCGACCCGGCCGCGATGGCGCAGGCCTACTTGGCCGGCCGGCACCGGGCTACGACCCGCTGGCCGAGTATCCCGAGCTGGCTAAGCAGGTGGCCGACGGCGACATGACCAAGGCGGCAGCGGAAGAGCTGATCCGCACCCGTCGCGCTTCGGCCCTCCAGCAGGACAGCCAGCAGCGCCAGCGGCAGGCCATGGAGCAGTCGCACGCCGCCACCCAGGCGCAGGAGCAGGCGATGCAGGACGTGCAGGCGCTTGGAGCCCAACTGCGTGCCGCCGACCCGCAGCACTTCGACGCGAAGTTCAAGGCGATCCAGCCCATGGTGGCCGTCATCCAGAACAACCTGCCGCCCCAGCAGTGGGCCGCGGCGATCCAGCAGGCCTACATGGCTGCGCCGGCACCAGTGGCCGCGCCCGTGCAGCGCCAGCCGGCAGCAGCGCCCAACAACCCGGCCCGCGCCACTGGCGTGGACCTGAGCAAGGCGCCGACGAAGGAGAACGCCTTCGACTTCGGCGTAGCTGCAGCCAAGGCTGCAGGCCGGTGATGCGGCGCCATCCCCTCGCGCTCGCCATCTGGTGGGCGCTCAACAACCGGAGCTACCAATGAACGACCAGCAGATCGAACAGGAAATCCAAGCCAAGGGCCTGACCGCACCGCGCGTGACGCCTGGCGACATCGAGGCCGAGATTGTGGCCGAGGTCTACTTCACCGCCGGCGAAGCTGCGTCTGCCGGGATCTTCAATGACAGCAACAACGCGCATGCCTCCAGAATGGATGCTGATGCCGACCTGCGGCCGCTGGACCTGGTGACCTTCTGCGTCCTGGTCCTGCGCAACGGCTTCACCGTAACTGGAGAGTCGGCCTGTGCCAGCCCGGAGAACTTCGACGCAGAGCTGGGCCGCAAGATCGCCCGACAGAACGCCGTCGCGAAGATTTGGCCGCTGCTGGGCTTCCGCCTGCGCGATCAGTTGGCCCGCCCGGTGCTGACCGAAGCCGCGGCTGCTGCCGACCTTGCAGGCACGCCGCGCCCCGCCGCATAACCCCGTTGACTGGCATGCTGGCGGGCATGCGCTCTGGTGTACGATCAGGCAATGAGCGAATCCTACGTGCCCGTATGCATCACCTGCAGAACCGAGTTTCAGGGCGAGTTCGCTAGCGCCTCTGGCTTCTACAAAATGGTCACGCCCTTTCGAGACCATGAGAAGCTTGCAGCGTTCGAGCGCTGGCTCGGGGAGCACGAGCGACATGACGTGAGGATCATGTGGGAACAAGATCCCGTCCGCGAGGAGATTTGGGAAGAACTGCATCCTGAGCTGAAAGATTGAATGCCATCGTCCCCTGCATCAGCCCCGGTGCTCCCGGGGCTTTTTTGTGGGTGCATAGCTCCGTTGACTGCCACTGCAGCTGTCGCATATTGCGATCCAGCCGGCCAACGCCGGCATCGCGAGTGACGTAAGCCGGGTTCGCCGCCGGTAGCGCTGAAACGAGAGTCGCGCCCTCGGAACGCGAGAGACCACGCCCATTCGGGCTTCCTCTTTCCCTCCGAGGTGCGATATGCCTTTGACTCCCGCCCAGTTGGCGTCCGGCGCCAACTACCAGATGCAGTCCTATGCGACTGACGACCCGATCGACCAGTTCACCAGCGAGCGTCCGCTGGCCAAGTGGCTGATCGAGAAGAAGACCGAGACGGTCTTCGGCAACGGCATCTTCAACGAGAAGGTGCGCTTCACCAACGACAGCAACTACCAGAACTACTCCGGCGACGACCAGGTCACGTTCAACCGGAAGGACACCGTGCGCCTGGCGCCGTACCAGCACTACGAGGCCCACGACGGCTTCAGCCTCAACGAGACCGAGCTGGCCAACAACGGCATCATCCTGACCGATGACAAGTCGGCGCAGATGACCGATGCCGAGAAGATCCAGATCGTGGACAAGCTGCAGGAAGGCTGGACCACGCTGAAGGATGGCTTCCAGGAGAACTGGGATCGTGAGGTCCATCTGGACGGCTCGGCGAACCCGAAGGCCGTGCCGGGCCTGGACGCACTGATCAGCACCACCCCGAATGCCGGTGTCATCGGCGGCATCGACGCGTCGACCACGCCGTGGTGGCGCAACTGGGCGCAGATGGGGATCAGCACGGCCACGGCCGGCAACCTGATCTCGACGCTGGAAACCCTGTGGCGGCAGACCATCACCTACGGCAAGTTGGGCAACCCCGACTTCATCGTGGTGGGCTCGGCGATGTACGACGCCATCCAGGCCGATGCCCTGAAGGTCATGGGGCGCCAGATCAACCTGGGCCAGGCGTCGACCGGCGGCGTGACGCTGGACCCGACCACCAAGGCGCTGGCCTTCAAGGGCGTGCCGGTGGTGTGGGATCCGACCTTCGATGCCCTGGACGAAGAGCTGGGTGCGATCACCTACCCGTGGAAGAAGCGCGGCTACTTCCTCAACAGCAAGGCCCTGCGCCTGCGCCCGGTCAAGGGCCGCTGGATGATCCGCCGCACCCCGCCGCGCGTGTACGACCGCTACACGTACTACTTCGGCCTGACCGCGGATTACGGCCTGACCTGCCGCAAGCGCAACTCGAACGCTGTTTTCAGCATCGCCTGATCACCCCCAACGTGCCGGCGGGGAATTCCTCGCCGGCCAGGAGAAAGAAATGCCGAACACCATCACCGTACAGGGCGCGAACATCGTGGCCCTGAAGAAGACCCCGCTGCTGGGCGGGGAGGGGCGCGAAGGGCTGGCCCATCTCGGCGGCAACGCCTCGGTCACCAGCGGCGTGCTGCTACAGGGTCACCCCGGCCTGGCCAGCGGTGCCCCCCCGGCCAGCGGCGACGCGGGCTGGGTCACGCTGCTGAGCGCGACCGCGACGCAGGGCCCGGTGGTCGAGATCGCCGACCTGCCGAAGTTCGTCAAGCTGGGCGCCGCTGCCA